CAATATTAGGCGGTTTAGGTTTAGTTGCTGCAAAAGACGCAACAAATAACGGTTTAAACCCGTAACAATGACAAAAACCAACAAATATTTATTAATAGGCGCTATCGTCTTAATCTTAACTATGTCTAGCAGTTCAGTATATGCAAGCCTAGCTACTTTTTTAAAAAAGTATGAGGAAGATAATAAAGCAGCATTAATAGCGTATGACGATAGTTTTGGTACCTGGACAATTGGATGGGGATCTATTTATAATTATGATCAGAATAGGCCAGTACAGCCAGGCGACACAATAGACCAGGCGACAGCCGATAAATGGCTACAAATAGAAGCAAAAAGTAAAATGGATGCGGTTAAACGATTGGTAACAGTTAAAATTAATAATAACCAATTAGTTGCTTTAGGATCCTTTGCTTACAATTTAGGTATAGGCGCCTTAACAAACAGTACATTATTAAAACTATTAAACCAGGGACAGGATAAGGCAATAGTTGCTAGTCAGTTTGATAGATGGGTGAATGTTAAGGGCGTAAGATCCCAGGGCCTAGTAAATAGGCGAAATGCTGAAAAAGCTTTATTTTTGTCTTGATTTTGGGATTCATAATTGATTTGTTTTAGATGGCCTGGCGTTTTTACGCTGGGCTTTTTTGTGACTAAAAAATAAATTTGGTAATATGAATTAATTATTACTAATTTTATGACGGACAAAAAAAACCCAATTATGAACAAAAAAAATGATGCGGATATACTCCGCCAGGTTGCCATTTTACAGGCACAAATTTTAAAATGTCAAAATTTATTGAAGCTTGCGCCTTTTAGCGAAGTAAACATTTTCTTTTATGCAAAGGAAATGTTTTGTAGTATGGATCAATCAATGATACCGTTTACATTATCTGTTGAAATTGATTTGTTATTGCGCGAAAGCATAAATTATTACGAACAAAAAATATACGATCTTGAAAACCAACTTATTTAAAAAGATTTATTTTTTTGTTGTTGCTGTGCCAACAGCTATAATAGTTTACACAATAGCACATATTATTTACTTAATTAAAAAATTATAAAATGTTACAAAAGCAATTAATAAACGATGCAATTACCTATTTAAAATTTAAAGATGGTTTTTTTATAGATAAAGAAAACGTAAAATATAAAAAAATTACAGGCACAATAAAAAGTTTAAAATTAATATTAGATAGTTACCAGGGAATAGTAACTGAAAAACTAATTTTAAATATTGTTGATGGCGAAGAAATATATCATATTACTATGCGCTTAACAAATGCTTTTATTAGTCTTTGTTTAGGTTTAGACGTTGCAGATATTAATGAGCCATTAACTTTAACAGCAGATAAACGACTATCTGAAAAAGGTTTCTATTTTTTAAATATTTGGATTGAACAAAATGGAGTTAATTTAAAAATGTCTGATTCAAAAATGTTTACTGGTTGTATATATGATCAAGCAGCTAAAATTCAACATTGTAAAACATTTATTAATGAACTAATAAAAAATAATTAATTATGCCACAATACGAAAATAATTTAAAACGTGAAAAAGTAGGCGGTAAAATTTGTTTGGAATGTAAACAAGATATTTTAAAAACACAATGGTTTTATACAATAGTTAGAAAATTAGAAAAAAATGTATTTAGCGACAAATTTTATATACACGAAAATTGTTTTGATAATTATATAAATTTTATAGAAAAAAATTATGAAACAACTTAACAAACCCGAAGTACAGGCTTTAATAGCCTTATTTATTGCCGCAATACTTTGCGGTTTACTAGATCATTAAAATAAAAATAATGGACAATGAAGCAACCCAAGCGCTACAAACCAAACTACTTTCTAGAAAATACCAACCCGACTACATACCACCAGCCGACCAGGTTATTTTTACTATACAGGAAAAATGTATCGGCACAATTCAAAACTTTATCGTTTTTAGTGGTTTGCCGAAAGCGGGCAAAAGTACGTTTATTGCCGCTATGATTGCCAGCGCCTTTCAGTCTTGGGATATATTCGGTATGAAACTACATTTTCCTATTGGCCGACGCCGTATCGCTTATTTTGATACGGAAAGCAGCGATTTTGATTTTTATAGGCAAATAGGTAAAATAAAAAAGTTTTGCGGTTTAAACGGTTTGCCCGATTGGGCAGACTGTTTTACCGTTCGCGAAGATAACCCCAAAGACATAAGGGATATGATTAGGCATTACCTGGAAACAAACCCCGATTGCCCAGTTATTGTTATTGACGGCCTTTTAGATTTATTATTTGATTATAACAGCGAAGTCGAAAGCCGCAAGCTGGTAAACTATTTTAAAAAACTTACAAAAATACACAACTGTTTATTTATTGGCGTATTACACCAGGGCAAAGGTACAGGCGCCCAAACTTTAGGCCATCTAGGAAGTAATACTGATCGCTGGGCGCAAAGCACGCTTGAAATAGTAAAGGATCGGGAAAACAACACATTTACATTGCAGCCTAGATTTTTACGAAGTTCAGACGATTTTAAGCCAGTAGTATTGACAAACGAAAATGGCGATTGGGTAAGCAGTAGTTTTGAAGTTGAAAAGAAAAAGCCCGAACATACCAAAAGGGCAAAGGATTTTACGCCGCTAGATCATAGCAATTTAATTAATGAAGTTTTAAACTATCCTAAAAGCTATAAAATATTAATTGCAGACATACAGGAACGAACAGCAAAAGGCGTAAACTATGCAAAAGATATTTGTAAAATTTGGATTGAAAAAAGCCTGGTAAAAAAAGATATTGAAAACAATTATTTAAAAAATTAATTATGGAAGAAATTACAGCAAATTTTGCAGTTTATAATATAATATATGGTAAAGAATATTTTATAAAATATTTTATAAATTTTTATGAAGCTGATTATTATTCTATGAAAAATGTAAAATATAAAAAATGGAAAATGCAAATGTGGCATACTAGCAAATATTTAGATGCTGCAATTTTATTAATAACTTACATACCAAAATTTTATTATGACAAAGAATTATAAACGCTTTATTGCTTATATGTTTAGATCAAAACAATTTAAGTTTGTAATACACAAAAGAGGTTTACGAATCAGTTACAACAACCAGGTATTAAATGAAACTGATCTTATTTTTTTGTTCGACATTTATAAAAAAACAAATGGCGCAATAAAGCGCCAGTTGTCGGACAATTTTCACAAACCCAATTTGTAAAAATCTTTTCCTTTCATTGTAAATATACAAAATGAAACAATACTATACAGCAATTATTTTTTTTTATAATGATCAAGAAATTGCACCGCGCAAATATCGAAACATAACAAATATTAAAAACTTTAAACTATTTGCAGCCATTAGCGGCGGTTTTTATTTTAATTACTACGATAAGGTAACAAAACAATTTAAGGGCCGCATTTACTGCTAAAAATTACATTATCCCCCCAAAAAAAAGAAGCCAGCAATGTTGCTGGTTTTTTTGTGCCTGGTATATACTGTCTTACGATGTATATATTATTAAAGGTGAAAGGAAAAAATTGGTTTAAAATGGTTTAAACCGTAATTTTTTAAACTGGTTTAAAGTGGTTTAAAAAGTGCGGTTTAAATATGTATCTTTATTACCATAGGTATAAAGATACATATTTTTAAATTGAAAATTTAACCTACGCGCACTATTTAACAAATTGTTAATAAAATAAAATAAATTTTGTTTTGATGTTTTTTGTTATTAAATTGCCTTAATATGGCAAATAAAACGTTTTTAGGCGTAATTTTTGGCGGTGCGGTGGTTTACTGGGCTTACAAAAAATATATTTTTGCAAACGCCGTTAGTTTTATGATCCATAAAGTACAATTACAGGGATCATTTTTTAACCCAGTAATAAATTTGGATTTGATGATTACAAATAAAAGTAATGTAACAAGCACAATTTCAAACATACAAGCAGCAGCATACTATAATAATAATACAAAGATTAGTGATGTGTTTTACAACGAACAAATACAAGTTAGCGCAAATAGCCAGGTTATTGTGCCGTTGGTGTTATTGCCTAGTCTTACTGGGATAATAAATAGTGTTAAAGAAATAGTTGCAACAAAAAAAGGTAGTTTTCAATTAAAAGGAACGGCCACAATAGACGGTTTAAATTTTCCTTTTAATCTTAATTATAGTTTGTGATCAGTAGGAATGAAATTTTAGGCAAGTTGCCGCCTTTTAAAAATTACCAGGTAATTGTTAGCCACGATCAAACAGTTGGCGAAATAATCGACGGTATTTTAATGACACACGAAAAGTACAAAAATGAATACGATAAAATAAGCGAGTATTTTATCGGCGACAATGAAATTGAAACGGCACAAAATATTTGGAACTTTTTAAAAAGTAATGTGCCTTATTATATTGAGGATACAAAAACACAAACTTTGCGTAGCCCAAGCGCAATTGTTGCAATGCCAGGCGATTGTAAAAGTTACGCATTATTTGCTAACGGTATTTTAAACAGCCTTAATAAAAAAGGTTATTTTAATATACCACTAGCGTATAGGTTTGCAAGCTATAAAGATAACAAGGAAATACAGCACGTTTTCAGTGTTTTATATCCTGGTACCAATAAAGAAATTTGGATTGATCCTGTTTTAAAAAGGTTTAACGAAAAACGTGAGCCTACATTTTATAAAGATAAAAAAATAAAAATGGCACTAATTGCAATGTCAGGCGTTAATGACGCAAACAAAACCGAACAACTAGAAGCGTATAGGGATAGATTAGTTAATGAAAGGGATAGACTTTTAGTAAATGGACAAATAACGCCAGGATCTAGCAAGGAATTGCAATATAAAGTTGCAATTAATACAGTTACAAGACAAATACAAGATGCTGGTATTAGCGGTTTTGGTGATATTGGTAAAACTTTATCAAATTTTAGTGTTATTTCGGGCGGTGCTTTTGCTTTTGGTGAAAACAAGCTGCGCGATCAAATGAAAGCTTTTATCGATCAATACCCTTTAGCTTTTATGTATTTGTATTTGCCAGTTGGACACGACGGTAATCAAAATTGGGGTACAGAATTTGGATGGAATAAAAGTGAATTGCCAGGAATACCAGAAATTGTAAAGCAAAAAAGAAATAAAGCATTTTGGACAATGTGGAATTGGGGACAGCCAACTGGACTAAATGCTGAAACTGACATTGTAAATTTAATTAGGGAAGCAGTTACAAAAAAATTAGGAACAAGCCCTGAACAATACTGGAGTAAAAAATTAAACTTAAATATTGCTGACAAAGCAGCATTTGGCAATATGATAGGTTTTGAATTTACAGACGCAGCAGACGCGGTTGTTCCTGGAAGCGGTGCAGTTTTGAAATTTGCTGGCCCGATCATAGATTCATTTGTACCTGATTTAACCTGGGAACA